GTGTGACGATTGCGGCTGAGATAACCGATTAGCTTTGCATCACCGGATTCATCACCAGCACGCCAATCGGAGTTGTACGACACACGAGCGTTGCGTACCACTTCCAGGTCACCAGTCCATCCATCAGCTGATTCAGCAGGCTGCATGTACGATACCAGTCGCACGAAGCCATGATCGAGAACCTCGATTTTCATTGTTCAGCTGCCTTTACTACTGGACCGTTAATGGTATCTCCATTAAGACATTGCACAGCAAAGTACTTATGACTGATATCGGAGAAATATTGAAAAGCTCCTCCTGAGTTTTTACAAGCTTTGTCTGCAGCTTTGACCTGTGATCGAAATATAGCGGATGAGTATTCAGAGGTGCATCCTGCAAGACACAACACAACAAACAACAAACAGTTTTTCATAGATCACCCGTGTTCGATACCACGTTTCTTTTCCCATCGCATCATGAACCAGTGCATGAACACTGATCCGAATGCGGTGAGAGCGATGTAGAACGCCAACACCAGAACAAACTGGTGAGGCTTGTCTTTCACTGCAATCAGCATGTTGACGATGAAGAACTGGCTGGCAAACCACACACCATTCGAGAAGATCGAAGCGATGCCGTTGTACCAGAGGCCAGCTACGCCCTTGGAGTTGCGAGCACGAGAGGTAGCAGTGTGCGCAGCGTTCTGCAGAATGAGTAGAACGCCCCAAATGAGCCACTCAGACATGTGATGTTTTCCGGTTAAGCGTGATACTCGCCGTCGATGATGACGATGAGCTGAGTGAATGAGTTGGCTAACAGTACAACGTGTGCATTGAGCCAGCTCGAAGGGGAACCTGCATTGTATTCCAGCGACAATCGGCTACTGGTTCCTACTTGGATTGCACCTTCACGTTCGCCTGGGCTGTGCGAGTGACCAATGATCACCTTGTTACCCAGTCGACTCATGTTGGCAATGGATCCACGAGCCCCATTCGGTCCTTTGTCGCCGTGGAAGCCGAGTTCATGTCCACCAACGGAGAAGCTTTCTCCACCGCTGAGAATACATGTATTAGGTAGATCAGCCTGCTTCAGCCAATGGCCAAAGCCTGACATGTGCTGAGTGCCGTTCGGCGTCATCTTCACACTGCGAACAATCGCCAATGCAGTTTCGAGATAGAACTCAGCGTTGGTTGGATCTTCACGCCAGTCACTGCTCTTGATCCATCTTGTGAGCATGTCATCGTGATTGGAGCTGACAATCACGTCTTGACAGTCTTCCTGATGATTGAAACGGACGAAATCGATCGCACGCTGCACTTCGCCTCGGGCATTGTCCATGCCGGATTGCGACTTTGCGAGTGCGGTGAACGGATTCCCACGATGGTGGGGATTGATGCTGTACGCATCCAGAAGGTCATGATAGACCAGGTGGCGGGGACGTACCTGTGATACCAGGCCACCGGGTCCAAACGTCGCTCCGTAAACGAGGGGATCGATGAAATCAACATGAGTGTCGCCCATGATGACACCGAGCGCTCTCGGAGCGTCTTGAACACCAGCCGCATCATATTCTTTATCCAAGTCGATGACGGATTGAGCCACCTCATCCCAGTGCAATCGACGGATGAAGAACTTGTTGCCCTTCTTCTCAACAATGAGGGCAGACAGGCTGTGATGATCGTCAGCCAAACGACCGACACGGCTGTCGGTGTAGTTCTGAACAGTGCACGTACCCGTAGTCCAGATCATCTTGGCCATCTTGCCAGACGGAGTGGCAACACTCTTTGTCTGTACTCGAGGATGGGCAATGATCAGCGAGGATCCATCAGCGCTGCCTTCGACACCGGAGATCGGATTTGAGGCAGTGGGTACGATTCGAATATCACCCAGGAACGTGAGGTTGGAGTTGATATCGAAGCGCTGATTCCAGAGGTAGTCCCGCACCTCCTTAGCCCAGTGTTCAGCATTACGCTGACTGCCAGACCATTGGGAGGTGGGGTTTTTGTAGCGAGTGGCTGCGACAAGGATGTTTGCATCCTTGATTCGAGCGATGGTCTTCAACGTAGCCCAGAATCCCGGATGAACCGGAGTGGCATTCTGGGCTGACGTGATGATCAGCGTGTGAAAGTCTGCAGGGAGGTCGTAGCTGTAAACAATGCTCGGCTCCTGGATGATGTACTCAGGGTCGAACCGTGCAGCCAAATCATCCAGAGTGAGCTTGTTCATGAACCAATACGCTCCCGTGCCTTCTTCGCAAACGCTTTGGTGCCGCACCACAAGGTCTTCGGCTTTCCACCGTCACGCACAGTAACCTGATAGTCCTCAAATTGCGAGGAGAAAAGGGCCAGTTGCGTGGTGGAAACATTGGAGAACTTGCGGAAATCTTCGACGGTCATCGCATTGTCGCCGAGCTTAACAAGCGCTTCATTGATGCGCTTGGGGACGATGACGTTGGGATTGAACTTGTTGTCCAAGTCTTCGAGAGACATACCTGGGGAGGATTTCTTTGCAATTGGTTGAGTCATTTCAGCTTCCGAGTGTGGACTGGGATGTGTGCAGACGAATCACGCGACTGACAGCTAGATCAGCGAGCTGCACACGTTCGATCTCGACGCCGTAGCGCCAAGCATTCTTGCGGCAAAGCTTGGTGAGTATTTCCACCGAAGCATCGCCACGCAGTTCTTCCCACGTCAAGCCTTTGACGTAGTCGCCAACCGCAGCAGCGCAGGAATCTTTGAGGGCATGATCCATCCCCTCAACTTCAAGCAGGGCTTTCTTGATGTCCCGGATATTCGAAGTGACCACAGCTCTTACCGAGACAGTTTTGTTGTCCTTGGTTGTGAGCGATTGAGGTGTCAAATCCGTCGTTCTGGTGACGACGTTATCCACCAACACATGGTCGATGGAAAAGGGAATGATCCAGTGAAAGCCTGGCCCTAAGTTGCCTCGGTAAATACCGAGACGTAGAAGAATTCCACGTTCATATTCATTGATCACAACCCAGAATACGAATAACTGAGCGAAGTCAACAATGAATTGGACGAAGCGGTCGATGATTGGCATGGTGCGAATCTACAGGTTTTGTAGGACGCAGCGCAAGTAAGGAAAAAGAAAAGGGCTTACGAAAGGATTCCTCCAATTTTCAGCCCCAGTCTTCCCGGTCGAGCAGGCGGAGATTTTGTGGTGACCTGCCACCAGACTACGTGTTGAGATTAAGCTGGCACTAACGTAGTAATCCAGCCTCGGGTGCGTTACTCCCGAGAAGTGTCAGTACCGCCTCTTGGGCGTTTTCCACGGACGAGTGATCAGCACTCGCACCACGGTCGTTGCGACCGATATCAACAAGGCCCTGCTCAGTGCGCCCCACATGCTCAACCACCGAACAATGGAGCGTTCGGGGTGGTTGATTCGATCGGACCATCGTCCGCATCGGCTGGCTCGAGTGGCTCGAGCTTGTTGGGGTCCACCAGCGGCGTTGGCGGAACGATCTCACGTTCCACAACCACCGCAGCAGGCTTGTTGGTGTGAAGCTTGGCTTCAGACAGCTCCACTTCGGCGAATACCGCGTACGGTACTCGCGTATAGCGGAAGTCCACCTTCAGAATGTTGGCACTCACACCAACACCCTGAAGATGGCCGATCACTGCCTGTTCCAAGGTAGTTTGGTCCAGGGTGATCTTCATGGATTAGCCGAACAGCGAGGACTTCGCTGCGCCTCCGCCATTGGCCGGAGCAGCCGTCGCCGTCGAGGCCGTGGTTGCCGGAGTGAGGTTCTTGTTCGTCTTGTCACGAACCTTGCCCTTGAACTCCTTCAGCCACAGACCCTTGAACTCAGCCGGAGCCTGAGCATCATACTCGGCAGCCGTCTGACCGGTCTTCGTGTGGAAGACGCGAGTGACAGCGTTCGACTCACGGATTTCCGCGGTGTCGACGTAGTTGCCAGCCTGGTCCTTCGCCTGCTTGTTCTCGCGAACCTGCTCGATGCCGAGACACACGGCTTCGCCGATCAGTTCCACAGCCACCGGGACTTCCGTCGGAACGTCCTTCTTCAGCTCGAAGTTGTAAATCTTCACGAGCTTGTTCTCGAACGTCAGCTGGGGGATTTCCTTCCCGACGGTCAGCTTCGTAAGCGCGTTGACGAGCGAATAGCCCGGCAGCGGATACTTCTTGCCATCCTTCGTGTAGGTGACACCGCCCTGCTTGTTGGTAACGTAGATCGTCTCGCGAACCGTCTTGCCGTTCACGTTGAAGACGAAGTTGAAAGCACGGGCACCGCCACTCGAGGTGGTGATGTAGGCCACGACGATGTTGCCGTCGTAGACATCCGTGGGCAGCAGAGAACGTCCACCGAGGATGTCCTTCTCTTTCTCACTGCCTACCAAATCGCTTGCTGCATTGCTGAACATGTTGCTCATTGTGAGCCTCCGTAGTAACTCGAAAGTCGATCCAGAACGAATTGCATGTTGTTGTCGATGAAGGTTTCCGACTTGTCCCACATGCCTTGGGGCGAGCGGATCTTTTCTCCAGCACTCTCTTTCGTCATTCGAGTCTGGAAGACGTACTTGATGCCTCGTTCTGTGTCATCGTCACTGACATTCAGCAACGAATTCTGGAACGGGGCAAGCAAGCGTAACGGCACCTGCTTCGACATAACGATCGTGGTGAAGAAGCTTTCGACGCCGATGTTTCGAAGCGCACCCTTCACCGGGACAGAGGTGTTCTTCGTCATGGATTCCTCATCCAGCACAGTGGCTGCATGAGCCAGGAAGATGAAGGTCTTGGAGCTCTGAGCCACCTTAACCTGCATCAATTCCTGGAAGTACGTGAAGTAGTCGCCCCACGCCTTCTGGGTGTTGGCTGCCTTCTTGATGATGTTCGTTTCGAACATGTTCATCAGGAAGTCCAGCGTATCGATGATGACCACATCGATATCCGCCTTATTGTTTGCGAAGTCGATGCCTTCGTAAACCTGGAACGGATCAACGATGTTGTAGCGATTCTTCAGTTCCGGACGGAACGGGAGGCGCTTGTTCTCACAGTTGAGATAAAGCACCCGATCCGGGTTATTGATGTACTGAAGCGAGGATGACTTGCCGCCAGCCGACAAGCCCTCGACGAGAATGAGTTGCTCGGACATTAGGATTCCTTGACCTTGCGGGCCATTGAAGTGAAGACAGTGCGACGAAGCTCATCCACAGTGAGTGGATTGGGCAGCTTGTTGTTGAAGTCGCGAACGATCGCTTCTGCTTCAACATAGGGCTTGCCCTTGGACATGAGCATCGTGCCGTAACGGAACATGAGATTGTTCCTGCCACCACCATCAGCGATTTGACTGGCAAACCAACGCTCGAGAGCGGGAAGGTTCGTCAGATTCTCGATGCTCTGGAGGTAGCTGATATTGCGACCAGTACGTGGGATGAACGGAAGCACGTCCAGCAGCTGTCCTTCGTTGACGTACGTCTCACCATTGAAACTCTCCCACTTACGGGAGCGCTGCCACGTTGCTTCATCCATTTCAAACGGAACCCACTTCGCCAGATTCATCATGAACTGGGTGAAGTCCTTGCTATCCAGCTTGAGCTCATGACTCATCGGCAGGATGACACGGAAGCGGTGATTCTCATCGCTGTGGCGCTTGGTCGTATAGATGCGGTAGGTATACGGGGCCAACAACTCCAGAGCTTCGGGGAGCTGCTGGCCCGTATCCACATCCAGGACGATAACTGAGAAGCCAACTTTGCAGTTGTCTTCAGTGCGGTGACCTTCGCCATTATCGCCCGCTGTTAGGTGATGGCTAATCCAGTGCAACCCATTCGTGTTGACCAGCTTGCCCATCTGATCCCACGGTGCAAACTCGTTGCGATAGTTGTACGCATTGTGAGTCGACCATGCGATCGGAATGCGGCTGAGATCCGTCTGACGCAGAGTTTCGCCACGGAAAAATTCGATGCCATCCACAATAGTCTTGCGGATGATAATATTGTTGCGATAGCCCCAGGCGGAAGCCATTGCAATCATGTCATTTCGGAACGACACGCCACCTTTGTAGAAAGGCAATTCGTCCATGAGGTCGGCATGAGTCATCTCCTGGCTGCACTGAGCCAGGAACTTGCCGAGACGCATGTACGGACGCTCACGCTGGAACAGACGGCTGAAGGCTCGGCCACTTTCTTCGACGAGCGTGAAAGCTTGATGGAGATGTTCGATCTCAACCCGATTGGACATGTCCAAAGCGGCGAAAACGCCACTCAACTTCAGTGCCTTGAAGTAACGATGGTTGAGTTCGGTTTTGGCGAGCTCCTCGTGATCACCCATCTGAGACGACAGGCGTTCACACCAGAGCTTATACTTGAGCAGTTCGATACTCGAGGACCGCGGCACGATGATAGTGCTGTTGGCATACTCGGCACCACACAATTCGTGCAAACGATCCTTCCAAAAAGTCAAAGCCCCATCACCAGCCTGAGTGACCATCAGGTCGAACAATTCGTCCGCCGTGATGTTGTCATTCGGCTTGGTTGGATGTCCCCAGGCGAACAGACTTCGACGAGCATAGCCAGTCTCCAGGAAACTGAAGAACGAGTCTTCAGTGCTACTACCATCCAGCAGCTTGCTTGGAGTACCGAACAGCAGTAGGTTGGCAGGGCTGGATCCAGAGAGTATGGTTCCTCGAGACTGTTCGCTCGTGTTCTTGATGAGCTTGTCCTTGGCCAAACCAAGGTCATACAGCTCCAGGAACAGATTCAGGATTTCAGTACTGTTGATCAGGTTGGATCCGATTTCATCTACCTGCAAATTGATGGCACCAATGCCTTGCATCAGAATCTTCTGACGCAGCTGCTTGGTGGCAGGGACGGTACCGGAATCGAACGAGAACAGGTAGTCACCGGAACGTGCGAGTTCATCTCGCAGCTGATCCTTCAGCACACCCAGATCATCCTGGCTACGCAGAGCTCGCTTTGTAGCCAGCTCATGAATGGTTTCCTCTGCAACAAGTGGCACCACTTCACCACAGAATTTCTCGGTGAAAGGGGCCAGCAGATTGTTCTCGAGCGTTGCGACGGAGTAGCCCTTGCCAGCTCCTGACGGAGCCAGCGCAACAACATACGAGTTGATCGGTATGACGCCACGATCCTGTGTTCGCAAGCTAATTCGCAGCGAACTCACACACTTGGTGAGGAAGTAGACGGTCATCACTCTGAAGAACGGAGCATCCGTATTCTGAGTTTTGTTGCAGAGGAAAGTCGTGATCTCTTCGATAGCGGGATGATGGGCTTGAACGTACTCCACTTATTCCTCCGGGAAATTTAATTGAGCAAATGATCCATTTTCAGGTGAATAGTAAAAAAGAGATTTTACGTATTCAAGTTCCATGAAGCTCTCTGGGAACAGATGGTTGCAGCCTTGCAATAGTTGCAAGCCTTGGGTTCGCCTTTTCGGATATCGATGCGGCCTTTACCGCCTTCTTTCGCCATGTGGGCGTTGGCTTCAGCCATCGAGTCAAACACTCGTGTTGCACGAGACGTGACTGGAGCAAGGGGATTCTTATAGTACCGATACGTTGGGTCGTCAAGCCAAAGTTCTTCGTCAGTACACAAGGGCAAATCCGCTTCGTCCACGGACATTAGAGCCTTCACACGCTCAATGCGTGCAACGATTCTCTCGAGACACTCCTCCGGAGAGCCCACTCGAACGAGCATTGTGGGACACGGGGTCTGCGGATAAGTGGGGTCTTTTTCGGCTCGAAACCGACTCCAATCCTTCAAGATAAATTGAATGGTTGCCGTGTCATCGGTGATGAGATGCCGAGCCAGATAACGATATGTGGTGAGCTGCCACATGTAATCGTTGGGGATCTTGTTCTGGTAGATGAACACCGACGTGCTCTTATAGTCGGAGAGTCTGCCCATGTAGATCAGATCGGGAGCACCAGACAACACTTTGCCTGCAACTTGCTCGTTGAAGCGCTCCTGGATGTACACCGCGGTCTTGGCCGGATTCGGCACAACCGGATTCACTTCGATTTCGATCAACGGGTTGTATCCAGCGAGACGAATGCGTTCCATCAGGAACGGAGCCTTCCAAGCTGCATCGATGCTGTCGTTGATGGCATGACCAAGACGAGCGGCAACCAGATTCGCCAAGTCTTCATCAGGTTCGCAGCGAGTGCCGAGAACGATCTGTCGATCGCTCATGGCCAGCTGACTACCGCTAATGTAGCTTGGATCCTTGTCGTACGTCTCCCTCGCAAGCCACAGAGCCAGAGGAAGCGGAATGTTCCGGTTGTTCGTGTACGCCATCGTCGTTGTCCTCTTCGATATCATCGTCATCATCGGAGTAGATCGGAACGATCCACCATGACTCACTGAAGTCAGCACACTCACCGTATTCGTTCGCATTATCTGATGTATCGAACACGCCGTGCAGTTCAAACCCATCAACAGGGTTTCCCAACATGACTGTGTACTTCATTGTGGCAACTCCAGCAGAAGACGTTGAAGATCATTTGGTAATTCCATTGAGAAGATCACCGATCTCTCCATAGGTAGCACCATTGCGAATGGTGATTTCAGTAGACCAATCAGGGGAGTAAACGATGAGGTTGCCACCGAGCTTGATTTGATCATGTTTTAACTCAGGAAGCTCATCCCATTCCATTTCAGGAATGAGATTGTCATTCACCCACTTGAGCAGCTTCACACTCTTCCGCACCCAATAATATTGGGCGTCATGAATCTGAGCAGCTGGACGAATGTCATTCCACAATTTGGCTTCAATCACCCTGTCCATGAATGCATGAGCAGCTCGAGAGTTGAGCAGCCCGTAGCTTTGTCCAAATGCATTTCCTGCACTTCGCTCCTCAGCTGCTGCTTCCTGCGGACGAGCATTGCCACTGACAGACGCCTTCAGAACGGGGGTTTTGAGTCGGAGTCCGAAAGCCAGGGTGGTCCATCCACGATCTTTTGCCAACGAGAGTTTGGCCGCTGTCCATTCGTCACTGACAGAGTAGAGCTCATGGAATCTGGCTTCGATACTCTTAGCTTGTTCTTCGGTGAATCCGCAATTTTTGACGAGAGTGGACCAGGTTCCTGCGTAGGTGAGAGCGAAGGTTGGGGCCTTGCTGTCTTGTCTCTGTTTCTTGTATTTCTTCCCGATCGAATTAATTGATTCCAGGTCATCTGTGATGTCTGGCATTTGGTCTCGGAAATAGGAGAAGGCTCTGAGAGAGTGTCCGTCGTAGCCATCGGTGTACACCTTCATTCGGTTGGGATCACGAGTGAGAAGCGTGATGATCTTATCCTCGAGCGAGGAAAAATCAGCCCCAACAAACAGCCAACCTTCAGGAGCTGCGACCATTTGCTTGATGTACTTCGCAAAGTCGTTGCCGCTCGAAGGAAGATTCTGTTGGTTGGGCGAGTCACTGTTGTGGTTGAAGACACCTTCAGCCCAATAACTGTGATCTTCCTCTACTGAGATGTCCCAGACCTGTAGAGGTCCGCGATAGTGGATCGCCTGGATTTTTCCTCCTGATTCATGACCATCAGTGAGTGAATCCTTCGATGACCGGCATTGGTTACTAGAGCTAAATTGTCCAATGAGTTGTTCAATAGATTCTCGTCGATGTGGTGTACGTCCCACATTTCGGGAAGCTTCTCTAATCCCAGTGCTTGAGCCATCACATGACGATGAACAAATTGACGATCCCCATTGATCAGAATAGTCAAGTAACCACGTCCGTCCGATATCTCGCCTTTCCAATGCGGACACAACTCCTGTGTCAATCCCTTCATTGGATTCTTCTCGCCTTCTTTCGATATTGAGTATCTCAGGGCTTTCTGGGCTTTGAATTCTTCCGGTGGAAGATAGGTTCGAAGTATCCAGTTGACGTTGTGGTAGGTTGTTTCCAACTGCGTAGCCAAAGCTTCTAACAGCATGGTTGGATTGGCTCGGGCGGTATCCAAAGTCAACTGAATGTTGGTTGGGTTGGAAGTCCACTTCTTCGATACGCTCATTCAAAATTTCCTCAATGGTTACCCACCTACCAGAAGGTAGTTTTAGTTTATGGGATATTGTGCAAGTCAAAATATACCCGGAACTAAACTGGATATCCACCATTTCTTCAACAGGCTTTTTGATGAGATGAGTGATTGGACGCCACCGATTCTGATGTGTCCAAACGCGATCACCCTGCTGAAGATCTGTGATGGCAACCAAGCCACGTTGAGTCTTGATCAGAGTCCACTCAGCAACGCAGCTTAGGCGGCCACTTTGCGTTCCGCCGATATTGTAGAAGCCATACAGGCAATGATGGCCTGCCACAGCAGGTGCGTTCACAAAGTGAGGCACGAAACTGCTGATCAACTTCTCAACTTGGGACAACTCGACAAAAGCTTTGAGAAGGTCTTTCTCTTCGGTGTGGTTAACCAGAGCTTTGAGTGTGTCACCGTCTGTTGCGGGTTGCTTCGTATCCGTGTACGCAATGACAGGCAAGCCCATCACTTCGTATAGCAGCCGCTGCATCTGCAGATGGCTGCCTGGATTGAAGTCTTCATCACACTGGTCTGGGGCCACACGCTTTTTCTTGTACTTGGCATTCTTCCGAGCAGCCCAGGCTTCTCGGTGGAGGACCATGTACTGCTGCACAATCGGATGTGCGGCAATCTGATCGTGAAGTTCTTTTTGACGATCGGTGAGAATGGCAGCATTCCGGTTGGCTACTTCCTGATTGATGGGAAGGCCAACCAGCTGCATCCAAACAACCTCTCGTAGATAGCTGTTCAGGCGATAGAACACATGGTCCAGGTCGCCCAGCTCAGCCATGTGCTTGTGGTACAGCCAGAGAGTGGCTGCGCAGTCCTTGCCGTTGTACGGGATTATCTCCTCGAGCGGAGCTTTCCACGTCTCTTCGATGCCGTAATTACCGTACACCGCTTGTGTCTGAGGCTTCAGGCCGAGCTCATTGCCTGCACAAGTGTTCGTGACAACGTAGCTGAGGATGAGGCTGCAGTGAGTCTTCGACTGCAGCGCGGTCAAGCCACGCATGATGCCGTTCTGGTCATCAAGCCTGCGCATCCAGAGCTTGTGGATCAGTTGCGTTAAGTCGAATGCACCGCGATGCATCACGATAGTGCCGCGGTAAGCTTCGAAGAACGCTGCTAATTCAGACTTAACGTCTTTGAATTCGAATACAACAGCTTCATTCGGACTCAATCCGAATCCGATGGTGCGGATCTCACTCTCGTAATGCTTCAGCCCGGTAGTTTCCACATCGACACTGAGGATGGGCAGTGCATTCAGCCGCTCCGCCCACAGGGAGAAGATAATGGCCTTGTGCACCACCACCTCAGTGGCAGAGCCTGGTTCGACATACCGACCGTCCATATGGGCTTGTAGTGCGTCCAGCGAGGCTTGTGCCTCAGCTCTCACTCGTTCATCGAGAGTGATGGCTCGAGCTGGTGGAATGTAGCAGACGTGGTAGTTGCCAAACTTCGAAGGGAAGACGTAACCAGCGGTGTTCACCACCTTGGTTCGTCCGGTAAGACGCTTGAAAAGTGGAGCGTCCTGAATTGCAAGATGAGAAACAACACCATTGCCTATGACCAGTTCGTTGAACCAGTTCTCGTCTTTCTCGAGAGGCAAGGCAATCTTCTGTCCCAGCATACTGGGGCAAGATCGTGGACATATAAACGCAATGGTCATAATTAGTTCAGTCTCTTGCGTACCACTGAGGACATGTGTTCGTTCACTGCGACGAGAAGCTCCTGGATCTGTGACTGATCCATACCAGCACCCATCAGACTGATGTTCCCATCCGATTGAGGGATGAGAATCACTGCGAAATCAATATCCCAGTGTTCCAAAAATGCTTCCAAATCTTCTTTGAAGATTTTGTCGCCGGAGTAATCCATTAAGCCACCAGGAAGAGTTGATGTTTCGCACGGGAGCAAGCCACATAGAGCAGACGGCGTCTGTCATTTGGGTTGCGGCATGCGAACAAGCTTCCCAGATCAACAAACACTGTGTCAAACGTGCTGCCTTGGCTCTTATGAATTGTGAGAGCCTCGGCATGTCGAAGATCGATGAACTTCTCCTTGAGCGCGAAATACTCAGGCCAGTCCTTAGCTGCTGAAGCTGCTGCAATATCTCTCTGCAGCTTTGAGTTGTCCCTATACGTGATGAACTCACCTTCATCAGTATGAACAAGAATGAGATGAGGCTTTCCATCAACATCGCTGATTCGCTCAATTGTCAGAATAGAATCCGTCGGTATCCATCCTGCACCAGTGTTGTGGGCGGAATTGACAATGACAGAGTCTCCTGGAAGGAGATCAATAGGCTTGTCTGCTGCGCCACGAATGGCTGTGATTGCTTCTGCGGCCCGTGCGTTTGTGAACGACAACACAATACTGCTGTGCCAACGACCTTCACGAACCATGTTCGTAATGAGGGTGTGTGCATCGGGACCACTGATTCTGTTGATGGCCGGAGGCCGACTCGAGATGGCGATATTGGATCCGGAGAACACTGCGGCTCTCAACGATGTTGAGAGCTCCGTCAATGCCGGAGTTTCAATCGAGCGCATCACCTGATTCAAGTTGGCTGTTGGCAAGCCAAGCTGAAATACAGAAAAGTTGACGCCCTGCACTGGAGCCAGCTGTGCATCGTCACCAACGTAAATCACCTTGGATTCTCTGCACATCTCTCGAATGATGTTCGACAATTGCCTGTCGATCATCGAAGCTTCGTCGATGACGATCACTTCATTGTAAAACGGCTTGGATTTGGGATTGCGTGCAAGGAAGGTCTTCCCAGTCTTGAAGTCGTTTCTCACAGTGAGGTTGAGCAAACTATGAATCGTATCCGCTTCACCGGTAAGGGCACGTAGAACACTGGCTGCCTTGTTGGTGGTAGCGCAGTATTTCGCCCTGTCTCCGAGAATGGAGTAGAGCATGTAAGTCTTGCCAGTGCCGGCTTGACCTGTGAGACAAAACTCATTGCAATCGCTCGCGAGAAACTCAGTCAGCTTGTCAGCTGCATTCTGTTGGTCTTGGTTTAGGGACACGTCGGAACCATCCTGAATGCTCCACCCACTCACCATCAGAGCGTGTTGAGTAGCCACGGAGCTTGCGGTAGATCATAAGCGTGAGGTTGAACATCACGCCGCCAAACAACAGAGCCATTCGTCCTTCGTTTGCACCGCCGAGCAGTGTTTGCAAGATGACGTGAGTGGCAATGTCTGCGAGCAGGCCCATGCCGACAAGTCGCTTTCTCCATACTGGGCCAAGCCAGGAGAACATGATGCACAGTGCGACCCAGACGGCTAAACCATTCACTTGACACTCCTCACGTTGTAACGAATGTCGTTGCGATGATCGTGCATCCATCGTGACACTTCAGGATCGTCGAGCATCGAGTTGCGCACCGACTCGGCTATGGGGGAAAGCAGACCACGACGCTGCATCTCACAGTAGTAGAGGAGTGTCGTAATCTTCGAAATGAGCGTGGGAGTCATGGCATCATCACTCTGGTTTGCGATTGATAGGCTTTGAACTGCAGGCGGTACACCACTAGCTTCATGTCAGGATGCCTCCTTTTTCATCGATATGGTCCTATGGCCCAATGGCCAGTACGGAGCCCAACTTGATAGCTAAGTATTGTTCGCCAGCGAATGAATCGACAAATGCGCTTCGGTTCCCATCGACTTCTTGGCCTTACCCTAATCCTCACGGAACATCTCCTTGATGGGATCGAGGCTATCGAACTTCTTGCGCATAACCACTCCGTGTATAGGTTAGGTCCAGAGGATGTTCAGGCCGGACGATTCCGTGCCCTGGAATTCCTGGATCACGAAGCCACGGGCCTCGAGCATTGACCGAGTTTCCGCGGGCAGTTCACCCGTCACCTGCAGGTAGCTCT